CTATACATCTTTTCTCGCACTCTTAATTTTCCACTCTGATTCTGGTTTAATTAAAGTTGATCGCTTCGATTTTTCTTTCTTTGGTTTTTCCCTGGAAAGTTGTGCACAAACTCTGCTACAAAATTTTCTATAATCCCACCCCTGAAAATCTTTACCACAATACTGGCATTTACACCACACCCATTCATACGAGTAGCCTCTGCTTTGAATTACATATTTTTTCCTACAAGATCGATTACAGAATTTCTTATTTGGAACATACCTATCAGCTGTTATCTTTTTCCTGCAATATGCACACCTTTTGTTTGGCATCTCATCTACCCTAAGCAGACAGCCTATCTTCTTACAATAATAGCGCACCTGATTTTTAGTAACTCCTAACCGTTTGGCAATCTCATCATATCTCAGGCCAAATTCACGCATCAATTCGATTTTTTCTTTCTCAAATTCTGTAAGCAATACTAGCACCTCCTTGTTAGGTTGGTGCTAGTAAAACTCTTGTACATTCTATTGTCAAGTCATTTTGCTCAATGTGTTGCTACTTCAAATTCTGTGCCATCGTAGTACAAAATTCTGAGGTCCCCATTCTCGAATACAGTAATGTGGTCAACTACCTCCTGCAGTAAATCTGGCTTACATTCCTTGATACTGCCTTCCTGGGCTCGCATCTTCATAAGTCTTGTTTTATATGCTAACAGCTCATTCCCTGACTCAATATTAATGTTCCATAGTGTTTCATAATCTCCGATTGACTCCACAATGGCATTCCAGGTCATTACACATATTTTTTCCAAAGCACTCTCCATAATATATGGACAAGTGCAAACTCGATGTCCAGAATTCTTATTGGTAGAGCCACAGCGCCACTTTTTCATCTTAGTTCCAGCTCTTGTTGTATACGATACCCTGGAATAAAGGTTATTACACTTTCCACATACCACCTTCCCTGAAAATGGATTTTTGTCAGGCATCACCGCGTAATTATTCGTAAAATGATCTTCACAGTATTTCTTTCTACGTGCCAATTCCTGCTGCACCGCGTTCCAGGTATTTACATCTATGATCGGCTCGTGATCTCCTTCAATATAATACTTTGGAATTGTACCATCATTCATTACACGCTTCTTAGATAGAAAATCTGCAGTATAGCTTTTCTGCAAAATAGCATCACCCATATACTTCTCATTTCGAAGCATGGAGTCCAGAGTGCTTGCCTGCCAGTTGCATTTTCCATCCCAACTTTTTACCCTCTCTTTTTTGAAAATTCTGGCGATATAGTCAACTGTTTTTCCGGATAAATATTCATCATAAAGTCTTACCACGATCTTTGCCTGAGTCTTGTTTACAATGAGCTTTCCATTCTCATCACAATCATATCCTAAAAAACGTTTGGTGCTCATCTTGTGTTCACCCTTTTCAAAGCGCCTTCGTATTCCCCAAGTACTATTTTCAGAAATACTTCGACTTTCATCTTGTGCTAAAGAAGATAATATTGTTAGCAAAACCTCTCCTTTAGCATCCAAGGTGTCGATATTTTCTTTTTCGAATCGAATCCCCACGCCCAGTCCCTTTAGCTCTCTTACATAATTCAAGCAATCCAGGGTATTTCTTGCAAATCTGGAAATGGACTTTGTAATAATAAGGTCGATCTTCCCAGCTCTGCAATCTTCGATCATTCTGTTAAAATCATCACGCTTTTTGGTGTTGGTACCGGAGATGCCTTCATCTGCGTAAATGTCCACCAACTCGTAATCAGGATTTCTCGTTATGATTTCCGTATAGTATCGCACCTGGTTCTCATAACTTGATAACTGTTCTTCTTGGTCCGTTGACACGCGGCAGTACGCTGCTACTTTCTTTTTCAATTCTATCTGCTGCCCGTTCACCAGCATCGTAGGCTCTTTTGCTGGTATAACCGTAATGCTTCTCGCCATTTATCATTACCTCCTCTACTACCATTGGTTCCGAAAAAGAAAGACCTGTAAGTTCTGTATCCCTTATCCGGATACCCTTACAGGCCTCTTTCCCTTTATGAATATAAGTGGCGCATAACCACTCGACTTTTCGATTGTAAACATATCTTCTTCGCAGGCTCTTTCCGCAATATGGACACACCAACATTCCACTCATTGGATATCGTTTCTGGTATTTTTCACCTTTTCCAATGTTTCTCTGCTTTCTGTGATATTCCATAAGCTCCTGAACCTGCTGCCATTCTTCTGCGCTAATAATGGCCGGGTGATCTTCTGTTACATAGTAACTTTGCACCTGTCCATTATTCTTTACGGATTGGTGTGTTCCTTCCGGAATGTAAGTTTTCTGGATATGGAAATCCCCTTTGTATTTTTCATTGGTAAGCATTCCCTTAATGGTACTTGCGTGCCAAGAACTTTCTGCTATCGTCGGTACCCCTTCCTCATTTAATGCCTTAGCAATTCTATGACACCCAATGCCTGAAAGGTACATCTTAAATATTAGTCTTACAACCTTGGCTTCTTCTTTATTGATTACCAGGTCCCCTGTCTCATCCTTGTCGTATCCCATGAAGCGGGCTGTATTTACCATTCCCTCTCCACGTTCGAACTTCTTTTTCAAAGTCCATTTATTATTCTCACTTATGCTGCGGCTTTCCTCCTGTGCGAAGGACGCAAGCACCGTCATCATCAGCTCACCTTCTGACGAAAGTGTATTGATGTTATTTTCTTCAAAGAGTACTCCAACACCCAGCTCCTTAAGTTCTCTTGTGTACTTTAAAACTGTGGTGGTGTTTCTGGCAAATCTGGAAATGGACTTTGTAATAATCAGATCTATCTTTCCAGCCTTGCAATCTGCAATCATTCTTTGAAACTCTGGTCTGTTCTCGCTTCTACCGGTCATTCCCTGGTCCGCATAAACAGAAACGAATTCATATTCCGGATTGCTTTTAATCATGCGCTCATAGGTGCTTACCTGGTTTTCAAAGGACTCACCTTGCTTTAAGCAGTCCGTTGATACCCTTGCATAAGCACATACTCTTAGCTTTTTTTGCTTAGGTTTTAAAGGTTCTATTTTCCTAAGTTTCATGCGAATTCTCCTTCCTTTTTGGTAGTCCTATTAACGCTCTTGTTCCGCTATAAGTCAAGCAATTTAGCGGTTTCAAGGGTATAATTATCGGTATGACCAAACTGGTAAAATGCAAAAAAAGAACCCGGAAGGATTGCTCCTCCCAGGCCCAAACTTATGATAACATTTCGTTTACTCGCTTCTGAACCGCACCATAATCATACCCCTCTGCTAAGAGTCTACTCTTACGCTCAGATCCGTTTCCCCACTTGCCTGCAATGACCTCTCTTGCAAGTTCGTCGACAGACTTCTTTTGTGTCACTCCACATTTGCCATTCACAATATCCTGAACCTCAGCATAATTGTATCCGGCTTCTGTGAGACGCTGCTTTCTCTCTTCACCATTTCCCCACTTACCTGCAAGTACCTCATCTGCAATCTCTACTGCAGTTTTCTTTGCAGGCTCTGGTTCTGATGCCTGGCTTTTTGTGTAGCCATTAAGACCTACTGCCTTAATATATGCTGGATAATCCACATAGCAATAGTCCTGATCACAGGTCTGACCATTGATCTTATTACTACGAATAAGATTTGTCTCTCCAACAAACTGCCACATCTGAGTTTCAGCACCGCTGTTTGGAGCAGGCTTACTCTTTCCCCAACGGGCAATCCAATGACTGTACCTGGTAAGCTCACCATCGTTCATCTCGCTATTGAAGAACGACTCCGAAGAATAAATGCCAACCCAGTATCCAGCTTCTTCCATTGTCTGACAGAATGCTTTCACAATTTCTGTAAGGCCAGCTCTGTCATTCTGAGTGATCATTTTTCCCTCAACATCATAAAAGACAGGGTATTCATATTTCTTTCCGCTAAGGATTGAAATAAAATACTCTGCCTCTTTTCTCGCATCTGCTACACTCTTTGCATTCCCATAGAAATATGCACCTTTCGGAAGTCCACATTTCTCACATTTGCTGTAATTGTCCTCAAATCTACTGTCTTTGTACAATCCATCATCACCGCCTCCTGCCTTAATGATGGCAAATTCTACACCTTCATTGTTCTTTGCTCTGGCAAAATCAAAATCACCCTGCCAATGACTTACATCAATTCCAAATCTCTGACTCATAGTCTATTCCTCCTTATCTTCACCTTCAGCTCTATCATGGAGCTGTTCTAATACATCTTTGACTTTCTTTGGTACTGGAAGTCCCAGGTGAGAAGCATTTTCTAATAAGCTCACACCCTCATTGGAAATATAAAAGAAAATGGCTGCTGTTCGAAGCACAGAGCCTGTTCCAATTACATGCACATCCAGGATATTGGCAATTCCAACCATCAAGAAAATCAATACCTTTTTGCAGATGCCGCGAAAGCCTACCTCACTGGATAACTTCTTATCCACAACGGCGCACATGACACCAGTGATGTAGTCGATCACAACAAATGCCACTAATGCGTAAAGCAAACCATCACATCCTCCCAAAAAGTATCCGAGCCATCCTCCAATCGCAGCAATGACAAACTGCATCGTGTTCCAAAATTCCTTCATAGTGAAGTCCTCCTTTGCTTAATTTTGTGTATGAAAAAAGCAGCTACCGCAAAGGTAACTGCTTAATTCCAAGTTTACTGTTCTTTTGTTTCTGTCAGCGTATAAGTGATTTTCATCGTTTTATCCGCTGTCTTAATAACCGGATTATCCAGGTTATTGATTGTGGCCAGATATGGCGTGTAAAGGAATAGTTCCTTATAACATCGATACTCATTGTACCGATACATCCACTCCCTGATTGCATAGGTTTTATACCTTGTCATCTGGTTAACTCCCCAAGCACAATAATTTTGGAAACCTATGCTTCCAATCTTCTGCACCGGCTGTCCGTCCTCCAAATACCAACCATTCAGAATCATATCATCATCAACGATATACGTATAATCATTGTTACCGTTATAGGTCCAATCAGATATTCTTTCAATGTTGGCCACATTGGTGGTGTCCAGGCGATACAACTTGCTATTATCACTTGATACACAAATCAACCACTTACCACTCATACCAATGCTGTAAAAATCGCTGACTCCGGATGGCGGCGCTATCTTTTGCGTTGTACATTTTCCATCCTTGATGGTATCAAGATAAAATTCATAACTAACATGATTGAATTGTTCATTATCGTAATACATGTGCGAGTATTTTTGATTTGTTTTTCTAGCGATTCCATACCAACAACCATCTGCGCCATGAAAGAAATGCGATCTTACATTTGCATTATCATCATTTGGGATATCATACTCGCCCTTGGAAGGTGAACCAGTCCTGTGAATCCAATATGGATAATGTCCCAAATCAATCTCTGTAACTTCTGATGCCTTAAATGCCTTCTGTGAAATCAAATTCTCTACAAGTCCAGCATGCAGGTACTCCTCTGGCACCTTTTTTAGCCAGGCAGTTTTCGAGTTATTTCTTGTGATAAACTCCAATCGATATCCTTCTTTGATGTAGGTTCTCTTATTTGGCCTATAACTTTCATCATCATAGGAGCTATTCTGAGAAGAATATGTCCCAAGACGCACCAGGTAGTTGTTCCCATTTTGCTGCCCAATTCCTGCCAGTCTGTTCGTAAGACAAATCGCTGAAATCGTACCATTTGCCTGGGAAGTAGCAAAGTCCCACACAAACTTAAACCCACCATCAATCACTTTACTTTCTGTCAGGTTCCTGCTACCACGCCTTACGTCAGTGGTATTATTAGCATCGCTGGATGCATATCCAATCAGCGGATTAGAAAATGGTGCATAAATATTATTGATTTTTTCTTCAATCGGTTCCTGGTAAAGTAGAATCCCACCTGTTAACTTATTAATAATTGGCATCATCCACTTTTCGCCGCTTTCTCCATCAAATCCTGTATTGTTATACAACATTCCTAAAATATTAGTATTAAAAATATCCGTAAGGGCTTCTGTTACAAGGTTGGTATCTTCATACACCTCAACCTCGCCTGTATGGACATTTGTCAGTTCTATTACACTTTTTCCTTTTAACATTGCTATGCCTCCACATTCAAAAAGTCTGTTACTACATTTTTTATAAAGCCATCTGCGCCGCTTAAAACAAATCGATACTTAATCATTCCTGTGACCGCCTTCTCCGCCCAGGCATCTGTACTGATTCCTTCAATCGCAGCTTTCGACATTCCAGACGCTTCCTCGGTGAACTTCACCCAGTTATTATTGGTATAGCCATACCAGTTCTCTCCATCGTCAAAAGATACCGCAAATAGACATTTTTCATCACAATCCGCAGTCACCTTTTCAATTCCCAGGATTGTATAATCTGACATATCAATATTTTCAGAATAAATTACCTGGGGCTTTGGAATCGCCTTATACTTTAACTTCATGTCCGGAAATCTGTTATTAGAATCATGCCAATAAAGGACGCTTGGATTATGAAGCCCAATGATTAGATTTCCATCCGGCAAATCTGGAATACCATAAGTTTCAAACACCTCCGCAGTAACCGCTGTTTCTTCCAAAGCCTTCAGTACATCCTCCTCAACCGTATAAAGAACTCCCTCCCCATCACGAAACAGATACCTTCGGTTATATGGATCCATGAATGTTGGCGGGTTCTCTGATAAGATAAACTCATCACCATTTTCATCCTGGTGAAGGAAGGTGATCATCTTTCCCTTTTCTCCCTTATAACTTATGGTTTTCGTTTTTGTATAAAATGCAAACTCACCAAGATTTGAGGAGTTATCTGAAATCGTATCGATAAAAAGAATAATATCCCCGGTATCAAAGAATACTGCATCCCAGATAAGCCTCGTGGAATCATTAAAATTCCCATGCACCGAGTATCCTTCCCATCGAAATCGTATGAATTTATACGTATTAAGCAAAGTCCCTTCCTCTCTACGTGTGGTAAATACATCTGCATCTCGTCTACTTATCTTTATCTGCTCTGCATTCTGACCAATGCCAATCCAGGAATTACCGCTAATATAAAAATTAGATGCGGTAACTCCTCTAAACTTAAACCACTCAACACCTAAAAGCGTATCTGTACCATCATCGTTTTGGCTATTGTTTCTGATAATTTCCATATTATCTGTGGATAGAAAAATATCCTCCAGCATTACATAATCAGCCATTGTACACCTCCTTTAGTTCCTCTATTTCTTCAAACTCTGAAAAGCCCATATCATAAGTCGCCATAGTTCCTTTTTCAAGCTCAGTGACCTCACCTACGATACGTGTCTGGTAATCAAATATCATCACTATCTGCTTTTCTTTCACCTGCGTCTTCTCTGTGATTTCTATGTCTCCTGGAAGAACTTTTGACTTATTCACAAAATACTCTGTCTCAAAAGGAAGAATCTGTATTTCGCTAATCTCCGCAAATGGGTCCGAGTCAATGGTAAGTGAAATGGCTCTTCCCCTTTCCACAGGGAAGTATTCGCCACCGCTTTCACTATATTCTTTGTTCAAACGAAACTCTGTCGCATCCACCACATATCTTCTCGCATATACCATCTTGTCCTTGTCAGCTACTTCAATGACATCCTGCACAATTGGTACAAAGAATGAAATATCAGAGGTAAGTCCTCTCACCATAAGACCAGTCATGGTAATATGACCGATATCATCGCTAAGTCCCTGACGCTTAGGAACAATAAATCGAACCTTAACATCATCATGCAACTTGTTTGTTGGAAGACCTGAAAGACCAATCTTTGAAATTTCCTGATCCACAGTAATTCGTCCATCCCATCTTTCCTGGGCACCAAGTCCCTGACCAGATATAGTGGCCATTGCGTTTTGTGGCTCAATCCTTCCAGTTCCATTTGTAAGAGACACCAACACCTCAAAGGTATGCAGCTCATTTGCCTGCATTTCTAAGATGGGATAATACAAATTCAGAAGATGATTCCCACTAAACCAGGTCTCCTTTGGATGGAACTGCTCCACTTCCTTACCATCAATCATGTAATAAACAGTAAGTTCTGCTTTGCCATCTTCATCCCAGGCTACCGGTAATGAAATCACCTTCTTTTCCTCTTCTCCCAAATCAATGCTAGTCTCTGCTGTCACACTTCGCTTATTTACATTGGTTTTAATATCAAGGATTGCTTCTCCATGAAACTCTGCATTTGTTTCATCACCAGAAGCAAACTCTATATTGATAATCGAGACCTTATCTTTTCCAACATTCACAGCTAAAGCATTTATATAGGTGTAAATACTCAGCTTATTTTCTGTAATGGAGTTTTCAAGTCCTGCGATATTCTTATCATTTTTACTCTTTGCTTGTGCTAGTCTTGGATTTTTACCAACACACTTCACACTCTGCTTTCCATTTATTTTTGTATTTATTGATGTAATTACAGAATGTTTGCTATCATCTGCATGGCCACCAGTAAACTTAATCACATCTCCAAGATCCAGCGCTGGATCACCAATGGTATCTGAATCAAATGGCACATAATTTACTTTCAAAATCGCCTGTAATATTCCATCGATAATCCTCTCCCTAGTTTCCTTCAATCCAAACTGCAACAATGGATTTACTCCCAAATTCATGGTAAGTCCATCATCCGGCTTTACCGAATAATACTCAGCAATATCCGTTTTCTTATTAGTGGAACTAACAGCAGTATATCTGGTAACAAAGTCAGAAAAGCTGCTTGTAAATCTATGTCTACTATCAACAGCTTTTATGGATTCATCATTATACTGAACTAGGCGGAGCTTCCCTTCTCTATCAATCATAGAAAAGCAGCCCATTGCCTGCGCCAAATAAAATAAAAAATCTCTCCAAGTCTCAATATCATTTTCCTGGTAAATACCGAACAGTTCCTTACCATTTGTCATAGCCTCAATCTCGGCTCTTGTCTGTGCAAGTTCCACATGACATGCTTTTGAGAGAAGCTCCAAAAAGTCATAAGGAAATGCGCTGGATAGTCCTTTATTAAAATTCTTATCCAGGTTCAGCATAGCATCATATGCCTTAAGCTCCAGCACCTTGATTTTTCGATTTGCCTCAGCAACATAAAAAATGCCCATTGGCACTTCTTCATAGGTCCCATCTGAAAGTTGCAAATGAAAAGAAAGCTGGATACAGGCATCTTCCAAGCTATATCTATCCACATTCAAAAACAAAGAAATGCCGAGCTCTGCAGCATACACAGAACCCAGCTCAATTTCAGAAGATCCAGAACATTGCCTACTAATATATCCAGAGCCTTTTACGATATCCTCATTTCCAAAAATATACTCCTTCTTATTCTTCGTTGTGATTTTCCCAGTCCAAAAGAAGGAACGGGAAGGCTCACTGATTGCCTTTTTATACTCTTCCGATACCGGGTACATCTCATTCCTCCTTAAAATTCCTTCAAAGTAAAGGATACTTCCCACAGTCCCTTGTAAGAAGTATCCTTTTTGAGCTTCGCCTTAAATCCAGAAATAAACATCTCTGTTGCTTTAAGAGAAAGCTCCTCTGTGTCAAAATACTGAACCGCAATCTGGTCCTTCTTGCTATATGCTGTCAGAACCTTCAGCCAGCTTTGAGTCACATTAAAGGAAACCGAAATCGTCACAATACCAGTTCTAACAACATCTCTCTGAGTCGTTCCCGCTTCTGTTTCTCCACTTGAATCTGCCTCCACATCTCCTAAATCTAAATCATAGGAAACCGGAAAAGGCAGATCCACATCATCAAATACAAGATATTTCATATATGCCATGTTATCTGCCTCCACTTCTAAGATTTGCACGCTGCTGTGCTGTTACAATTACTTCATCAAGCATGGTTCCTCCAAGATATACCGGAATCACCACATCACCACTTTGTGAGTTGAGATTACCTGCAAGCTCTCTAATAGCGCCGATGATACTTTGTGTGCTTGCTGCAGATGTTGCAGCTACACTTCCGGCTGATTCATACTCAGCACTGACATTCGGATTGATAATCATATCCGACGCTACACCTTCCACAGCCTTTGCCACCATTCCCTTACTCTTTTCAATTCCCTTAGCAAGTCCTCCCATAAAGTCAGGCATCCAGGATTCATAATCTGTAAGAGGTCCTTCATCTGGTACAGAAAAGTGCAGAAATGACTTAATCTTATCAGCAACACTCTTTACAGCATCACCAACTGCTCCAATGCAGGATTTAATACCATTTACAATTCCCATAACCAGGTCCTTGCCCCAGGTGAAAGCCTGTGATGCCAATCCAGTGATATGGCTCTTTACATTGGAGAATCCATTCTTCACAGCATTTAAGACATTTGTCATGGCACCCTTTACTGCATTTACAATTCCATTAAATACCGAGCTGACTGCTCCCTTAATCGCACCAAGCACAGTAGAAACTGTCGACTTGATGGTATTCCAGATTGTAGAAATCGTGCTCTTAATGGTATTCATAATGGTGGTGATAGAATTTTTCACCGCTGTAAAATCGCCGGTAATCAGGCCCTTAATACCACTAACAACTGCCTGAATGATCGTTTTGATTGCATTCCAAACTGTTGTAAAAATGGTCTTAATTGCATTCATCACTGTGGTAACTACTGTCTTGATTGTATTCCAAACAGTAGAGATTATCGTCTGAATCACAGTAAGAACCGTCTGGATGATGGTCTTATAAATATTAAAGTAGGTGGTTACGATTGTCTTTATCACATTAAATACTGTGGTAAAGATACCCTTGATTGCCTCCCATACTGTTGTAACAATCGTCTTGATAACATTAAAAACGGTCTCAATGATTGTCTTATACAGATTAAAATAAGTTGTAACCAGGGTTTTGATAATGCCAAATACCGTCGTAAAAATGGTCTTAATGGCATCCCATACTACCTGGAAAAATGCCTTGATTGCATTCCATACGGTAATTGCTACCTGCTTCACATTCTCCCAAAGGTCAATCCAGAACTGTCTGAAATCTTCATTTGTATTCCACAAATAAATGAAAGCGGCCACAAGTGCTGTGATCGCTGCAATAATCAGGAAGATTGGATTAGCAAGCATTGTGGTATTCAGTGCTGCAAATGCGGTCTTCACTGCAGTGATTGCACCGGAAATCTTAGGAACAATCGTCATAATCGTTCCAACAGCAGATATCACTTTTCCTATAACAATCAGAACCGGCCCAAGCGCTGCGGCTATAAGCGCAACCGTCACAATCACCTTCTTGGTTCCTTCGTCCATAGAATTAAGCCAATCCACAAACTTCTGTACCCACCCCACAATTGATTTGAGAGCCGGCATCAAAAGTTCACCAAAAGAAATAGCCAGCCCTTCAAGAGCTGACTTCAAAATGGTTAACTGACCTTGCAAGTTATCGAGCTGCGTATCCGCCATCTGCTGCGCAGCACCACCACTATTTGTGATAGAACTTTGCAGATCATCCCAGCTCTTACCAGTGTTGGCAAGAAGGGCATTTGCTGCTGCCAGGTCTGTCTTATTAAAAATCTTACTGATGATATTATCCTTCTCCGCAGAAGTCATACCATCCATGCTTGTATTCAAATCTCCCAGGATATCATTCATGGATCTCATGTTTCCCTGAGAATCATAAACCTGTACCCCTAGAGACTCCATTGCATCTGCTGCATTATCCGTTGGATTCTGCAAGGAAAGAATAATGTTTCTTAAATGTGTACCACCCTCGGCACCCTTAATACCATTATTGGCCAGGATACCAAGCGCAGTATTAAGTTCTGCTGTTCCTCCTTCTACAGACTTCGCAGTTGCACCAATCGTAAGAATACCTTCACCAAGCTGGGCCACAGAGGTATTGGTTGTAGATGCTGTTTTTGCCATCTGGTCAACCATCGTTCCAGCTTCATCTACTCCCATTCCAAGAGCAGACATTGCATCAGTTACCATATCAGAAGCACTAGCAAGGTCAATTCCACCTGCGGCTGCCAAGTTCAGAACTGTCGGTAAGGTGTTACACATCTGCTCTGTATTGTAACCTGCAAGGGCTAAGTAATTAAGAGCCTGAGAACATTCTGTTGCACTAAATGCTGTTTCAGCTCCCATTTTCTTTGCCAAGTTTGATAAGGTTTCCATTGTATTAACTGACTGCCCATCAACCGTTGACATGGAGTCTTTTGTAATACCCATTGTTGCCTGGACCTGGCTCATGGAGCTTTCAAAGTCTGCTGCTGTCTTTAGGGAAGCAGCTCCCATACCGGTTACCGCCGCAGTCACCGGAAGTAACTTTTTTCCGGCTGATTCTATATTTTGACCTGTTGTTTTCAGGCTCTCACCAGTAGCTGCTATCTTCTGCATAGCAGTTGCTGACTGATTTGCCTGTGTCTCCAGGTTTTTTAAGTTCTGCTCTGTTTCAACAATCTCCCTTTGCAGTGCATCATACTGTTCCTGGGAGATCTCCCCATTTGCCAGTGCTGTATTGGCCTGTTCTGCCGCCTGCTTTAAGGTTGCGAGTTTTGTCTTTGTCTCCACGACTGCCTGTCCTAAGAGCTTATGCTTTTGAGCAAGCAGCTCCGTATTTCCCGGATCCAATTTCAGGAGCTTATTGACATCTTTAAGCTGTGACTGTGTATTTTTAATTTCTCCATTGACACCTTTTAATGCTGTCTGCAGCTTGGTAGTGTCACCACCAATCTCTACTGTAATTCCCTGAATACGACTCGCCACGCTTCTCACCTCCTAAAAAATGGCAACAAAAAAGGAGCCTTTCAGCTCCCAAGAAAAAAGCACCAGCCGATAAGCTGATGCCATTCATTAATCTTGTAAGATTACTATATTTTCACACCCTTGCTCTTTCGCTTGAGCCTTACATTCTTCTTCAGTTGCTGCAATGCCCCTGATCACATCATTTTGATCTGTCCAGTAAAATGAAAAATCCCCTTCACCAAACATTTCCCTTTTGACTTCCTCCAATATTTGCATTTCAACAACATCTATTCTTGCCTGGAATTGCTCGGCTTTATTAACTGCTATACCTTCTTCATGATGCATATACATATCAATTACATCATAGAGATCACTCTTAAATTTTACAGCAGCAACATCCGTATCAAAATAAACCCCGAATCCATTTCCATAAACTGTTGTTATTTTGTAACCCTGTTCTTTCAAGGCTAATGCAATAGCCATAATTCGCGAAAAAGGGATATCAATGATCGGAAAGAAATTCTGCAAATCCTGATCAATAATATCATAAAAGCCTTTTTTCTTGATGTTTCTTATGTATTCTGCCTCTTCCTGATCCAACTGTTCTAAATAACTCAAAATACGCTCTTCCTCCTCTGTTATTTCCATTTGTCCAAATAATAAGTAGTCTGTTGTGACACCAAATATAGCTGAAAGATCTGCCAGCATATAGATATCAGGCTTACCGATTCCTTCTTGCCATGCAGATATAGTTTGTCTTGCCACATGCAATTTATCAGCCAGGTCCTGTTGTGTTATTTTATTTCTACTTCGAAGGATTTTAATGTTATCTCCGAATCGTACTCTTCTACTCATATGATACCTCCTGGTATTTGATATAAGAATTGTACCATCTATACACAAAAGAACCTAGCAAATCATTTTAACATCCACCTAGAACTTATCGAAATCCTCCTGAGTTGCAAGAGTCGCATACTTGCATTCATCGTTCCTGCTCTCTGCGAACATATCATTTACCATTCCAATGGATAAAAGATCCAGGTCTCTAATACTGATACCTAGCTGCACGCATCGAAGCAGGAATAATGGTGTTGTCATTTGGCGCTCAGTTGGGCGAAGTTTTTTTTAGCTTCGACTTCTGTTTTTACATTAAGCCCCCAAAGCTCAATGATCTGAGGAAGTACCTGATAGATAGAAAATGTATTAAATCCATCAAGCCACTCCTCCGGAGTATCCGGCACATTGGCGTCTGCATGCTTTGCCATAATAAATGCAATGTTCTCGAACATCTCAAGAGAAAAGCTATCCAGGTTTGAGTTACTTGCATCGCCATCACCAATAGCTTTTTCCAAGGAGCTCAAATCCTTATAAATATCTCTCTGAAATTTAAGTCTATAAATACGTGGAATAGCAGCGCTTGCTTTAAACGCTACCTCCTTTCCATCGATTTCAATTTTCTTAATAATGCTCATCCTTTCCTACCTCCTACTTACTAGCCTTTGCAGCCTCGGTTGCTGCTGTTTTCTGTGGCTCATACACTGACTTATACCAGTTGTTATAAACGGTATCTGTAGTAGAATCACCAGTCTTTGCCTTCACATAACCGGAAGCAAGTGGTCTCGCTTTTACGGTCAGTGTTTCCGTCTGTACTTCCTTCTCATCCTCATTGGTCTTAGACTCAATGGAAGGTCTGGAAGCAGAACAGTTATAAAGCACATGTCTGATCTTTCTCACATCACCATCAAACTCGAAAAGAAGTGCAAAACTGCCGGTCTCACTATTGGAATTTTCTACAAGCACCTTATTGGCGTCCTGCTCCTCTTTCAAAATATCTGTCCTGAAGGACTCCGGAATCATGGCAAGCTCTAAGTCACCATCGTAGCCCTGGTTGTTATTGATTACATAATATTCCACGCCATCAGCATAGAAACTTTCCGGCTCACCGGTTGGATCCAAGGAAATGGATACCGCACCAGGCATCGCTACCGGATTTGCGAATGTTACAGTTCCGTCCTCGGCCTTTGTAATCGGCGCATAATGGACATTACAAATATTGAATTTTACTTTATTTTTTCCAGCCATTGTTATACCTCCATCTGGTAAAGCACCTCATACAGATTTTCCGATTCAATCCATACTTCGCTTTTTTCATAAAATAAGCCGCACTCATCGAGCACAGCCTCCACCTGTTCCTCAAGCTCTACATCCTTCAAATCGGTGTAAAGCTCTACATTTACTTTGCGTTTCTTAAAGTAAACCTTCCCGTCAGCAGCAAAGTTACTACTGTTCGGATATAAAAATACTAAAAAAGGCGGCTCCGGTGATTCACCCTCCACAAAGTGGTCATAGGCAAACGGAAGTCCACTTTTTTCTAACAACTCTATGATTTCCTGGTGCGTCACTGTTTCAGCCCCCTTTCAATCTTCTCTTGCAGGGAAGTCACACCATTTTCTTCCGCAGGAGCAATATGAGGTCTCGCAGCAACTCTTCCTCCACCACGCTTGGCATGGCCATGTTCCAGAAGGTGTGCAATCTGATATCGGTTTTTGGAATGAACCGTCATGGTGAGAGAATTGCTGGTTTCCTTTTTTTTCTTGGTGGCCCAGCTCTTTTTATAAGCACCAGTCCTCTTTGGCGCGTTTTCCGATATTTCCTTTTTGACTTCCTTGCTGACCTGCTGCACGCTTTGCTTTACCAGCTCTGTGGAAGCATCTGCATATTCTGTCAGGCCCTTCATCACAGCCTCCGCCAAATGGTCAACCGTTACTGTGTTTCTCGCCATGCTATCACCTCTTTACCCTGGCGGCTCTAAGTTTCACCGTCTTATTCTGATACTGCACATTATCGACAAAGGAAATGTTATAAAGCGCTCCCCGGAATACAATTCGGAAATGCTCACTGTCTATATCTTTTATCTTTTTGCAATACCGTATCACAAAGTTTACTTCGTCCTGGGCGTTCATCTCGGAAGCTGCCCAGTATTCTTTCCCGGAAAGATTATTCACATAGGCATAGCAAGAATGATATTCTTTCCACACCAGCTTGTGATTTCCGTTCTTATCCCTGGCACCTTCACTTTTTTCAATCGTGATGCGTTCTCTCATTTTTTCTATCAAAAGTCCACCCCTCTCAAATCGGATAACATCGCCCTGAGAGTAAGGTTCAACTCCTCATGATCAGCTTCCTCCCTGTGCTCATACAAGAAGGCAACCACAAACATGACTGCAACACGAACACTGTTATCGTTTTCAAATTCTGTCATATCATCGCATCTTAGGATATCCTGAATCTTACGCTGTGCTGATCCAATGAACGACTCTATCAAATCGTCGTCATCTTCAAAATCTACTCTAAGATACTTCTTCATTTCTTCAACTGATACAATCACGCTTGCCACCTCCCTTCTAAAAGATAGGCGGCACCACCGATAGCAGCACCGCCCCTAAATTATCCCTGGGCCTTTGTAGAACCCTTGATATCAAGAGTCTTAACAGCCTCGGAAAGAATGAGCTTACCGTCAACTCTCTCAGATGCGAGGAAGCCTACCTGCCCTGTTGTAGCATACAGCTCATTAAGTCTCTTGAAACTTCTGCCCTGGCGATCAGCAATCCAGTAGTGACTGTAATCACCAAATGCCATAACTCTATTACCGGCTCCAAGTTCCGGTACATAGATAGAAGTCTTATAAGGACGGTTTAAGATTCTGTCCGGTTCACCCTCTCTTACGGAAGGCTGCCAGATATAATTTCCATTACCATCCTTGAGCTTTCTGATTGCTTTGACAGTAGAATCGTTAAGAATCCATGTTGCCTTGTTACGGTATGGAGCACGAAGGCTGTAGTAAAGATCCATCACATCATCAAAAGTGATGTTTGTACTTGTTGCAGTCACTCCGGTTTCAGCACCACCTGTTGCATTGAAGATACCGATTGGCTTTCCGCTACCATCACCTACAAAGAATGCCTCCTCCTCTTTTGCACCGATACGACGAGCGAACTCCCTGGAAATATACTGCTCAATGTTGAAAACAGAATCATTTAAGAGCTCATCAGAAATCTTAATCATGGTTGCGAGCTTATGCGCACCAATTGATGTCTGACCGAATGCATCATCGCTTTCAGGGAACTGCTCGCCCTCGTCAATCCACGCTGCTTCTCCCTTAGAAGTAACAATCGGGATTTTACGATCCCCGCTGGAAGTTCTGATTACATGAGCAAAACTTCTAAAGAAGTTCTCCTCCTCCAATCTTTCCACCAGGGTTCTCTCATATTCATCTGGAGCAAGGAATCCACCCTCAGAATCTGTACCAATGGATAATGCGTTCTGCACATTAAAGGACATTTTATTTCTGATAGCTCCAGTCCAGAATGCATTCTTATATTCATCGCTGGCTCTACCAGTCTTACCAGCAGCACCTTCCATCTTGGCGCTAGGCTTATTTGTGATCGGAGCGCTTGTGGCCTTAGCCATTTCTGCATCTATTGTAGCCTGACGCTCAAGTCTATCGATCTCCTTACCAAGATTAACAACCTCTGCTTCCATGCGGTCATAGATTGCTGCATCCTCAGCACTCATCATGCCATTTTCATTCTGCTTTGCATCTAAGAAAGCCTTTGCCTGTTCCCAGGTCTTTGCTCTCTTTTCCTTCATCTCTAAAATCTTACTCATAATTCAAAATCCTCCTTAATGTCTCAAGAGATTTAATCTCTTTTGTAACTGATCTACGGGTACCTGGTTTTGCGGTTTTGCCACAGAAACCTTATTCATAAACGACTGCGCTGCGTGCTTTCCTGAAAACATCATCGCCTGCTGCTTAAAAGGAAATTTCTTCTTCTCGTCGTCATCGTCATCTTTCTTGCCTTCCTCTGGATTCTCGCCCTCATCCGGTTTCTTCTTAGCAGGCGCTTTCTCCTCCTTTGCAAAGAGGATTTCATCTGCAAATCCAAGTTCCACCGCTTTCTTGGCATTAAACCAAGTCTCATCATCCATGAGCTTTGAGAGCTTATTTCTACTAAGGCCAGTCTTGTCGACATAGGCATTTAAGATAGACTCTTTCACTTCATTTAGCATGGCAATCGCAGCTTCCATATCCTTCGTATTACCAATGGCCATCGTTGCTGGATTGTGGATCATCATCATAGCCACAGGGCTAACCTGGACTGTATCACCTGCCACAGCAATCACCGACGCTGCGCTGGCTGCCAGACCATCAATCTTGACAGTTACATGACCGGCATAATCACGAAGCATGTTGTAAATCTGTGCTGCTGCAAAAACATCACCACCAGGTGAATTGATCCAGACGGTAATATCACCGCTATCCGCATACAGCTCATCTTTGAAAATCTGAGGAGTCACTTCATCGCCATACCAGGTTTCATCTGAAATTTCTCCATTCAAAAAGAGCGTCCTAGAAATTCCAGAATCGCCCTCATTCTTTACCCAGTTCCAAAACTTACGTTTCATCGCTTGCCTCTCTTTCTATTGTTTTCTGGTGGTTTTTCTTCCGGCTCAGGTTCCGGTTCTTCCTGCCGCGTCTGTCCAGCAAAAATACCAGCATCAGACAGCTTGCACATATTTCCGTTAATGAGGTATAGATTTCCACCTTCCTCATCAGATAAAGGATTTAAGTCCTCCATCTCGCGGATATCATTGGCAGATAACCACCCGTTCTGCCTTCCAATGGAATAGCCATTCATACGGGATTGATAATCACCGCGAAGCAAGCCATCCACATTTAACTTAATAAAATACTTTCCCTTTTCCCCTGGAAGAAGGAGTGCCTTTTGTAAGCTCTGCTCCCATCTGATTACCCAAGGATCCAAGGTGTACTTTACAAACTCTAACGACTGCTGCTCGATATTAGAAAAGCTCGACTTTTCCAAATCCCCAACCATGTGTGGTGGAATACGATACAGCCTTGCTATTTCATTGATCTGAAATTTTCTGGTTTCCAAAAACTGCGCTTCTTCCGGAGGAATACCAATCTGCTGGTATTTCATTCCTTCTTCCAAAACTGCAATCTTATGAGCGTTATTAGTTCCCCTATACACTGCGTTCCAGGATTCCCTCACCTTTGCCGGATCCTTTAATACCCCAGGGTGCTCTAACACACCGCCAGGATTGGCCCCATTCGCAAAGAAGGAGGCTCCGTACTCCTCACAGGCAAGCGTCATGCCCACAGCGTTCTTTGCCATTGCAATCGGTGAATATCCAATCAACCCATCAAAACCAAGTCCCGGAATATGCAACACATCTTCCTTTTTCAGTTTGATGTCACCATACTGTTTGAAGTTTGGATTCTCCTCTGTACTTCTGGAATACACGTAGTAGATTTCACCTTTTTCATCCCGCTGCACATCCACCTTGTTTGGAAGAAGCGGATATAAAGCAAGCACCCTACCTGCTCCATCTCTGATGATCTGTGCATACGCATTTCCCCAAATTAAAAGATGACTCATCAGCGTTTCCCTGAACACAAATGAAGTCATCTCCGGATTGGGCTCATCATGGAGCACCTGGTATAAGTTGTGGTCATAGACCATTTCTTTGCCGCCACCTTCTTTGTACTGGTAGACGTGAATTGGAAGTGATGCGACAGCTTCCGATAAAATTCGCACACAAGCGTACACTGCTGTGGTTTGCATTGCAGTCGTTTCATTGACCGGCTTTCCACTGGTCGTCCTTCCAAATAGGAAAGAATAACCGGCATCTGCTGCTTTATCTACAGGCTTATCTCTCGCCTGACCAAAACCAAATAAACTCTTTATTCCCATAGAGCACCTCCTAAAATACTAAAATTCCGCGTTCATCATAAACGCTTCCTGAATCTCCTTGATTTCTCACAGCTCTATCAACCGCCATGATTGCAGCTACGATACCATCAATCTTCTCCGGCGACTTGGCCTTCGTTACTTTGATATTCTCAGCAGCATCCTGCTCTACTACAACATTTCCACTCATCCATCTAAGCACTGGATTTCCTCCATGCACGATGCGAGCTTCCATCAGTAATTTATAAAATTCCTTCGTAGCAGGACTCATATCCTTGTAGCCCTGGCCAAACGGAACCATAGTAAATCCATCATCCATCAAATGCTGGGTAAGCATGGTGGCATTCCACCTATCCACAGCTATCTCCAAAATGTGATACTTGGTTCCCAGGTCCTCGATGAACTTTTCAATAAAATCATAATTGACCACGTTACCTTCCGTAGCCATCAGATACCCCTGGGCACGCCATACATCGTATGGAACCGATGCTCGCCTTACCCTGATTGGAATCGTATCTTCCGGGATCCAGAAGAACGGTAAAAGAATATATTTTTCTTCTTCCGTCCTGGGTGGAAATACAAGCACCAAAGCTGTAATATCTCCTGTACTTGAAAGGTCCAATCCTCCGTAGCACTCCCTTCCAAGAAGGCTATCCATATCAATGGGCTCATTTCCTTTATCATATATCTGCTCAGGAATAAACCGAGTAAGACTGGATACCCACATGTTAAGACGAAGCTGCTTAAACACGTTCTCCTCTGCTGGATTTTGCAAGGCATCTTTGTAAGCATCCCTTACTCTTTCAATCTGAATGGTCTGCCCCAGGGAGGGATTTGCTTTATACCAGTTGGCTTCATCATGCCAATCGTCATCATCCGTAAGGCCAAATACCACAGGATAGAAAGTTGGATCAATCTTCCTACCCTCTAAAATGTCAGTCGCCTTCGTATGAAGCTCATAACAGATGCTTTCCTTCTCGGTGCCTGCTGTGGTGATTAAGAAGAACAATGGCTGCTCTCTTGCATCACCGGAGCCTTTAGTAAGAACATCATATAAAGTTCTGGTTTTTTGCGCGTGCACCTCATCCAGCACCAGGCCTGAAACATTCAGACCATGCTTGGTACCAACTTCTGCAGATAGTACCTGGTAAAATCCCTGGTTGGAATAATTGACGATTCGCTTACCAGCACTCATGATTTTGCTTCGTTTCATAAGCGCCGGTGTCATCTTCACCATCTGATTGGCTACATCGAATACAATGGAAGCCTGGCCACGATCTGCAGCAGCGCCATAAACCTCGGCGCTTGGTTCATTGTCCGCATAAAGCAAATAAAGAGCGACTGCCGCAGCAAGCTCACTCTTTCCATTTTTCTTTCCAATCTCTATGAAGGCGGTACGAAACTGCCTACAATTATCCTCACCCACGATACCGAAAATATCGCGAATGATCTGCTCCTGCCAGGGAAGCAGCCAGAACCTTTTTCCGGCCCACTTGCCCTTTGTATGGCGCAGGTTTTCAATGAACTTCACAGCTCTATCAGCCTTGCCCTCATCGTAATGAGAAGTCGGCAGCATAAACTTTGTGGGCTGATAGTCCGTAAGCCTCGGATAATCCTTTGGCCTAGTTTCAGCCATCAGCCATTACCCTCAAGCAGTAAAAACTCCATCTCGTCCACGCCGCCTTCCTGGACTTCACCTGCTATCATTCTGCTTCTGGAAGATGGCGTCAGGCCAAACTCACTGCAAAACTTAAGCATTACCTTCAAGTTGGTCTGTGCGATAGATACCTGCGGTACCTGCTGCCAATATCCACTAGGAGTTTTTACAATTGTTCCATGTTTCTCTATGAATTCCTCGGCTTCCTTCCATCTTGCATAGGACTGACAATAACCTGCAAAGGCTGCCATATCCATTTCTGTAAGGGTACCCAGGTTCACCATTTTATCTGCAAGCCTGTCCCATTCTGCTTTCGCTTCATCGTTTAGCCAAGAAGGACACTCAGGTGCTCGTCTTTCCGGAACCGGCTCATACATATTAAGCGGTCTCTTTCCCGGATTTCCCTCCAGGACCTTCACCGCAGTAGGCTTTGGTTTTCTACCTCTCGTTGCCATAAAATCTCTCCTTTCAGCGAATAATAAAAAGAGCCCCGATTAAGGAGCCCTATGTAATAGTTCTAGTATTCAATTTTCATTTTGCTCTGAAGTATATCCATTCCATTTTCAAGTTCATATTTTTTTCTGAACGTATCTCTATTCTGAACATACTTCTCAATTGTCTCTACGATATAATGTCTGTACCAACTTCTGGGCTTTTTACTATTAGGATTTGGTTTATATAAAACCGACCAGTTATCCTTCACCTTATCAATCAAATCATCTGATATTCCAAGCCTTGCAAGCGCAACACCATTGTATTTTTCATCATGGATACTCTTAATTACATTTACATCTCTGATCTGATTCAGTTCCTCAATAATTGCTTCTTCATATAAATTGTTACTTGCCATTTCAATTCCTCCGGTTAATAATTTCAGGGGATCAACCTTAAAATAACCCGCTAAGGAGAAAAGAACATATGATGAAGGATCCTTAGTAATTCCCTGCTCATAATCCTCTATTGTCCTTGTAGACACTCCAGTAAATGTTGCCAATTGTTCCTGGGTGATTTTTAACTCCTTTCGTAATTGTTTAATGTTCTTTCCTAAGCTATTTCCCATTTGAGCGCCTCCTGTACAAAAAATTATAATCGAAGCTTTTACAATCTTCACTCCCATTATCCTGGGACTTATTATATCATTTTTTCCACAAGAAAAACAGGCCTTTGACCTGTTCTTCAACTGCTTTAGTTGTATTCTTTCATCAAAATGGCTAATGAAATTTGCATCATCTCGTCATTCTCGTCTGGTTTAATATCCCAGCCTCTATCGTAGTTTGCAACCCACTCTCCATTCACCTTTATGGAAAGTTTGCTAATTTTGCCTCCGTTAAGTCCATATTCCTCGCTTGGTTCGTCGTAGGTCTTCACCCAATAATGTGCTACTCTGTTGTGTCCGTCGCTTGTTGGGATCCCCATTGTTCCTTCATGCCATCCTGCTTTAATTGTGTTTTCCATAGTCTTGGCCTCCTTTTCTTTTGGTAGGTACATATTCGCTCTAAACCGAGGATATATCCAGTCAATTCTGCATCATAAACCTACCAAAGATGTGCAAGGAATACGGGCATAAATTGTCTATATTACAACGAGCAAGCAGGCCCTGCGGCCCGCCCTCCCGGAATTTTCTAATTCTTAGTCGATGGTAAAAAGGAATGCTGGTTTTCTTTCCCATTCGCCGCCCATGAAAACCTGGCAGTGTCCGTTAATTTCAACCATTCCTTTTAAGCTGCATCCGTTCTTGGTAAAAAGCCATGCGGTTTCAACAATGCTTGACCAGGTGGATGAGAAGGTGAATTCCTTGATTCCGTTTTCTCTTAACGCCCCGATCAGCTTCTCCACATCCTTGCTCCAAATGTTGTCGTTAATGTCGATGAGGTCGTTCTCTCTTTCCCTTGCTTCCTCAAGCATTCGGTAGACTCTTGCGTATTCCTCTCCGTTCTCTTCGATCTGGTTGTAAGCTGCTCTGATGTCTTTTCTTGCCTGGTCCATTCCAGCCTCGTCTCCGGCTTCCTGGGCTTTGTTGTATGCCGCCTTGATTGCTGCTACCTTTTCGTAATCTTTCTCTAAATTCTTGTTCATGGCTGTTGCCTCCTTTTCTTTTGGTAGGTACATATTCGCTCTAAACCACACATATATCCAGTTAATTCGAACCATAAATGTACCAAAGATACCGGCGGCACATTGTGCATATTATTCTGTGATTTTCCTGCAAGAGTCCTCTCCATAAGCCACTCCCAAGCTGCTGCCGCAGTCCCAGGAAACATGAATCGTTCCAATATCATCTACACCAGTCACAGTTCCTTTGCTTCCTGGTGACAGGTTCATGTATGGATCATTCATTTCTATAAGCTCCACCCTGGTTCCCTTCGGATATTCCTTCTTCAATCTTTCTACAACGTGTTCTGGTATTCCAAACATACGAATCATCCTTTCCATGCGCTATCCCCGGTCAAATTTTCAAGCATCACATGTCTGCAGGTTTTGAACTCATCCCCATTCAGGCCAAGCCTTATGAGAAAACACCGGAATGCGTACTTTTCATTCTCTATTCTGGTCTTTTTCATGACCGCTTTTTTATGTATCATTGCCTGCTTGCAAAGGGCCAGTGTAAATTGCAGATACGCTTGCACCTGATCTGGTTCCAGGGTGGAATTGAATAATCGAAACTCCACCGTTCCCTTTGAAAACAGCGCGTGTAAATTAAGTCCATGATATCTGGTGCTATGGTATTTCCCTTCTGCGATTTCATATGGGGATTCCATATACCAATCCTTTCGAAGCTCCGAAAGGCTCTCCGGCTTCTTTTGCAAAATCAAATCCACCAGGTCATCATTGATGCGCTTGCAATATTTCATTCGGTCCTTCGGTATACCAAGAGCCTTATACAAAAGCTGCTCTCTGCTGCCAATCAAGGTCACCAGGTTCACAATCGCCTGGGGAGTAAAGTTCTTCCCATCCACATGAATGTGAAGTCCGCAGCTTCGATTTACCCTGGCTCCGAGTTGTTGCATTTTTTGCAACAACTTCCGCAAGCACTCCAAATCCTCATACTGCAAAATCGGTGTTACCAGCTCACATTGTTCTTCCTCAGCATAGGCATCAATACTGGCGTCCCTGACCACCCGCCATATCCGATGCTTCTCATCTGCAATATCTCTTTCCTTAAGCTCACCGCCTTCATAGAAAAATCCGGTTCCAAAGAAGTCGGCCACTATGGTTGCAGCCGCTTCTCTGGTAATACCAGTGAACTCAATTTCTATTCCAAACTTAAGCCTCTTCATCGGCGTTTGCTTTCTTGGTCAGGTACTTCTGCTTGTGGGCAACCTTTTGTTCTTCCGTTCTAAAGGCGCTGTGGCCGCTTAGGTGGGAAAGAAGGAGCTTTCTGGTTGTCTTATACTCTGTACCGTCCAGGCCCAGTCGTACCAGCCAAATGCGGAAAGTGTACTTTTCGTTCTCAACCGGTGTTTTCTTCACGCGGATGTATTTACTTTCCAAGGCAAGTGTGTTGATTTTTCCTGCCAAGGTGGTAAAAGCAGTAACCAGGTCGCTGTCGTCGGTTAATGGAAATCCGGTGAAGGTAATCTTGTCTGCTTCAAACTTGATTCTCTTTGTCATGTTGTTGCTTCCACATTCTTCCCAAAGTCTTATAAATTCCTCGGCTGTCTGTGGCGGTTCCTCCATGATTGCTTCCATGAAGCGCTCGTTTATTTCAAAGGCTCTTGGTACGTTGATGGCCTTGTTGATTAACTCGCCCTTCGTGTAAAAAATGGAAACCAGGTTAATCAGGCTAAGCCCTGTGTGCCCCTCCATCGGAAGGGAAATCTCAAGCACCTCCCTATCCTCATCCCAAGCTCCGTCGATCAGGCGCTTTGATGTGAGTGTAAGAAGAAGCTCCATTCTTGTTTCAATGTTCTCCACCACCAGGGTTCCGTCTCGAAGAACTGTCAAATCCTTATTCTTATATGCGAAGGTTGGTGGTCCCTGGTACTTCATCTTTTCTCCGGTTGCTTCTTCAAGTGCTGCAATCAGCTCTTTTCTGTCTGCTACTAAACACATAATTTCCATGCTGTGTTCCTCCTTTTCTTTTGGTAGTACATATATCACTCTACCGGCGAGAAATAGCAAGTTAATTCTGTGTATTTTCTGAGGTTTTTTCAGGCTTTCCAGGCACTTCGGAATATGGAATTTTCACTCCATCTCGGACCACGAAAACACCATCCTCGGAACCGGTCTGCTCGATATATCTGCGAACAATCACATCCACAAATTTCTCATCCAGCTCAATGCCATAGCAGATACGATTGGTCTGCTCGGAAGCAATCAGTGTGGAGCCTGAACCTAAGAACGGATCAAGCACAATGCAGTTGCTCATGCTGGAATTCTGGATTGGATATGCCATAAGCGCTACCGGCTTCATCGTTGGATGATCCTTACTTGCCTTTGGTCTATCGTATTCCCAGATGGTTGTCTGCTTCCTGTCTGAATACCAGTTATGCTTGCCACCCTTCTTCCAACCATAGAGGCAAGGCTCATGCTGCCACTGGTATGGGCTGCGTCCAAGAACCAGCGCATTCTTCTTCCATATACAGCAACCAGACAAATAAAAGCCTGCTGCCGCAAATGCCTTACGGAAGTTCAGTCCTTCAGTATCAGCATGGAAAACATAAATGGAAGCATCCTGTTCCATCGACTGTTCCATATTTACAAACGCTGCAAAGAGGAAATTATAAAAATCCTCATCAGCCATATTGTCATTTTTGATTTTTCCGGCGGTCTCCTCAACATTGACATTGTATGGAGGATCCGTCAGAACCATATTTGCTTTCTGGCCATTCATCAAAACATCATAAATCTCAGGCAGTGTACTATCTCCGCAACAAACTCTGTGTCTGCCAAGAAGCCACACATCACCAGGTTTTGCAATCGCGGGTTTGGAAAGCTCCTCCTCCACATCGAAATCATCCTCTGTGATGTTCTTATCATGCACGCTGTTAAAAAGCTGCTCGATTTCCGGAGGATCAAAACCTGTAAATGCAACATCAAAGTCGCTTGACTGCAAATCCTTAATCAGGTCTGCTAACAATTCCTTGTTCCATTCACCTGTGATTTTGTTAAGTGCAATGTTCAGTGCTTTTTCCTTGGTCTTATCAATATCGATGACAATACAATCAATGTCCTTATACCCAAGGTCTGAAAGAACCGTCACTCTCTGGTGTCCACCGATGATGGTCATATCACTATTTACAATGACCGGTTCCACATATCCAAATTCGGTAATACTATTTTTGATTTTCTCGTATTCCGCATCCCCAGGCTTTAGTGCCTTTCTGGGATTGTAGGAAGCTGGCACCAGGTCAGCAATCTTTAGTTTCTTAAACTCCATTGTTGTTGCTCCTTTCAAATTTCAAATCATAAAAATAAGCGACTTCCGGAAAACGCTCCTCGAAATCGCTCAAATATCTATAACAGGCACTGGACCTGCCATTCAGTTCTGCAAATTCACGCAGACTTTTTTTCTTAAAAAAGGATGGCTGATTACACCATCTCGCAATGCTAATATATACACCACGATAGGGACTTTCCTCATATCGATTAAATCTCATCACATAAGGCAAACATCTATGCCGCATCAGAAGTTCAATTCGTGTAAACAAATCAAATATATCCTGTCGCCAAAATGCTCTGTCCCATTTATCGTTCCTATCAAATCCGGTAAAGCAGTAAAACTTCAAAACCCGATCTGTATATTTCCTGGCCAGGGCCATCTTACTTTCGATAAGCTCTGCATCAGCTACATTATCAAAAGCAAAAATGTAATCTCCATCGTACTTGCTGCCAAAAAGCAATTCACATTTCTCTGGTGTAAGAAGCCTCTCATCAAGTCCCTGCTTAAACTGAAATGGCTTCCCAGTGTTACTTAATTCCAAAAGCATATCTCTCCAGGAAGGACACCCTAGGAAATTATCATCGAGTAGGCATATCTTTTTCCGACTGTCATCGACAAATTCTGACAAGGCAGAATGTACGTACACCCGATCATAATTCTGGTTCACACAAAAGGAACACTTACGAAAGCAGCCTCTTGTCAAAAATCCAATAGAATAACCTAGGTAATATGTGTATTCATTTCTCTTTCCACCAGCAGCTATCTGAGCCATTACCCATTCCTCATACAAACGATAATCTGGCATGTGGTGTTCCACTTCTTCTGGAAGCTCTGGGGCTTTATCATAAAAAAAGCCCGTACCACCATAATTTACATTTGGTAGTTCGAGCACCTCATCCGCAACCGGCGTATCAGTAAACACCTTTGATATAAAAACTTTGTCAAATTTTGTCAGGTCTGTAAAGTCCAGTTTCAATTCCACTTCACATCCCTGCTCTTTGTAATATCCTGACAATTTCATGCACACCAGGTTAGGGAACCTGTGTCGTTTCCTTCCAATCAGGTCTGCATCGATAATTGCTATCTTCATACTGCCTCCTTGGATATTCGTCTAAGGACCAGCTTTACTTCACCTTCTGCTTTTTCTGCCTCCTGCTGTCTGCGTTTAATCTCAGCAGCGCTTGGCTTCTCATCCGGATCTGTCCAAAAACGGTCCTTCACATAGCAATCCCTGCCACAATATTTCCTATTGGGATTACCGAAGGAGATAAAAGTCCTATGGCAGTATGCGCATCTGCACTCGTAACGCTGCTTCTTGGATTGTGCATCCTTATCCGGATTTACTTTCCACCAGGCCCTTCTGCATTTTTCGCTACAAAAGAGCTTCACTCCCGAATGAGCATTACGGATCAGCGTCGCTCCACAGTTCTTACAGTGGTTTGGCATTTCACGATGCAAATCATAATTCATCGTAACTAAAGCAGCGCTTCCAGCAAGGCCATGTGTCTTGCAGTAGTATCTGACATTCTCTTTTGTTACAGTTCCGATTTCATTTGCGATTGACTGGTAACCAAGGCCCTTCAGTCTCAGTTCCACAACTTTCTCTTTTTCATCTGCTGTCATAGGTTTCTCCTTTCCGGCCTGGGCCATTTTATAAAATACCGGCGCACAGTTTACCCCAGAAATAAGCGATATTATCCGCAAACACTAAACCTTTACAGTGTATTCCCCGCGTACAACTCCACTTACCCCTTTACAATTTCGCGAAAATGCGCGTTTGAGGGGGCATCGGTCTTCAGGCTTTTGCCCTGTAGAGATTAAGACCGCCCCTCCCCCGTCATAATATCTCTCTGGTCGAACTAAACATAATTAACACCCTTCGACTAAAATCGGTAGGTTGGATTGTTATCCTCAGTCCATGTCTTTTTATCATGACAAGGCTTGCAAAGAGGCTGCCAGTTACTCTCGTCCCAGAACAACTTCTGGTCTCCTCTGTGGGGAGTGATGTGGTCCACCACCGTAGCTTCGGTGAGTTTCCCTTGTCTCTGACACTCCACACACAGTGGATGGCTACGAAGGAACTTCTTACGAGCCTTCTGCCATCGGCTACTGTACCCACGCTTGCAGGCGCTTTCCCTATCCCCACGATGCAGGGGCTCGTGCACGCTGCAATAAGGACCGGTACCATAAGCCACCAGCTTAGGGCATCCTGGGTGTTTGCATGGGACGCTTGGTCTGTATGGCATGTTCGCACCTCCCATGTAAGGGTGCGGCGAAAGGATTAAACTCCGCACCCGCACCAAAAGAATGGCAAAGAAAAAGGCCCTGTGGGATAACCACAAGACCTATCTACAATTCTTTGCAGTATAATAATATCACACCCGATTTGCCCTTGTCACTGAGGATTTCTGAACAAGTGTAATTTCGAGTTTTGCTTAGGCAATAGCAATACGGCAATAGTGACTGCAATTCTTATTTTTACGATTTTTGTTTTTATTTTGGTGCCCATATGTTATACTCGGCTTAGTAGCATTGGTAGCCAGAAGGGAGGCGCCAATGAAAGAAAGACATCTTAAGGTGTACGAGGCATCCGGGAATAAGCGTAATGTTCCACGCATCAATCTCCAGGGTGACTGGTTATCTGCTCTTGGTTACAAAATCGGTGACCATGTCAAAGTATCTTTTTCTGAAAACCGGATCATTATCGAGCCAGAAATAATTGATCCATCACCTAGCCAAATATCCGGCTAATTACTCACTATTTTTCCATAACGAAATAAAAAGGAATTTTACTAGACTACTTTTTGCTACAACTTTTTTGAAAGGGGATTTTACATGTTTTATACAAAAGAACGGAATTTACTATCAGACGGATATTTCACTATCCTTCGAGAAATTGATAATTGCATCATTGTGCGCTCAAAGAACACTGGCCACTGCTGGTTACTTCAAAAAATGCCTGCAGAAGTGATAGGCTGGGCCAGAATTAAGATTGGTCATAAGCATACAATAAAAACAGCGCATTTCCACGACCATGCCAAAGCACGAAATGTAAAATGCGCTATAAAAATGATTAAGGACCATGACGATTATGTCCTCCATCCTGAAAAATATAAAACTGGCACTTTCAACTAAGTAAAAATGCTTCTGTCTGCGATGCTCTGATCTGGTAGCTACGAACCAGGCAATCAATCGCTCTCTTTCGACAATTTCTGATTCCCCAGCTATTTGTATAAAAACAGCTCTCTGCTTCTTCCCAGGTCATGCCATCAAGAAAAATCGCCTGACTTATTTCGAGTATATCCTCCGGTAAATGATTTACACTATCTTCGAAAAATGAAATTTCTTCTTCCAGGACTTCTTTTCGTTTTATCATTGGCATTACCAGTTCCTCGTTGATGCGGTCCAGCTTACGCTGATAAGATATCGCAATCTTTGCTGTCTTATCCGACAAATCGCTACTCTGTACCCGTTCCCCATCTGGATGAGAGAAAGCCATCGTTGTGATTAGCTCATCTGCTGAAATAAATTCACAGCTTTTAATTTGCTTATCGAGGCGCTCTACTTCTCTCACCATTTGAGGATATTCTTTTATGATTTTTTCAACATATCCTTTCATTGCTACTCCTTCCTATGAGGTAAGTCTTGCTTTCACTGCTTTAAGAAGTGCCTCTTGGGTAACATCCTTATTTTCCAGTGCTTTCAAAACATCCTCATCAATTGTTCCTTTGGTGACTACATGCTGAATGGTTACTGTATTTTTCTGGCCCTGCCTCCAGAGTCTTGCATTACATTGCTGGTAAAGTTCCAGACTCCAGGTAAGGCCAAACCAAATGAGATGGCAGCCGCCTTCCTGGAGATTAAGTCCATGACCGGCGCTTGCTGGATGAATCAGTGCCACCGGAATCTCACCCTTATTCCATTTGGTGATGTCCTCAGATTTATCAATCGGAACTGCTGCAAAGCGCTCCATCAATCTTTCCCTGTCATGCTTAAACCAATAGGCAATCATGACTGGATTTCCATTGGCAGCTTCGATTAGGTCCTCGATGGCATCTAACTTCCTATCATGGATTTTTCTGACTTTCCCGTTCTCATCGTAAACTGCTCCGTTTGCCATCTGATGGAGCTTATTGCTAAGTCCGACTGCTGACTGCGCATCAATATCTCCACCTTCCATCGGCAGGATCAAATCTGCTTTCAGACCATCGTACATCGCACGCTCTTTTTCATTCATGGTAACTTCCACATTGGACATGATAAGTTCTGGCATATTTAAATGGTCTGTCGCCTGCATACTCACACAAATATCAGAAATCTTTTTATAGATCGCATCCTCCGCACCCTCTCTCGGTTTGTAGGAAAATATCACATCACGATTTCTTTTATCCGGCATAAAGTATCGCTCCCGGTATCCACCAATAAATCTTCCAAGTCTCTCACCCATATCAAGTAAATTGATCTGTGCCCAAAGGTCAATCAGCCCATTTGGTGTAGGTGTGCCGGTCAGTCCAATTACACGTTTTACCTGGGGACGAACCTTCCTCAGCGATTTGAACCTTTTACTTTGGTGGCTCTTAAAGGAACTCAGCTCATCAATGCAGATGCAATCGAAATGAAATAATTTATTATCCACCAGCCAGGAAACATTCTCTCGGTTGATGATATAAATAAATGCTGGCTTCGACAGCGCTTCGCGTCTTTCCTTTTCAGAACCAACCACCACAGAATAGGTCAGGCCCTTTAAGTGATCCCACTTTTCGATTTCCTTTGGCCAGGTATCTCTGGCAACCCTTAATGGTGCTATCACCAAAACTCTGCCCACCTCAAAATAATCAAGAACCAATTCCCACAGCGCTGTCAGGCTTATCACACTTTTTCCAAGTCCCATTGAAAGTAATAATCCGCAGGCTGGATGTGCGATAATAAACTCAGCAGCGTAGGTCTGGTAATCATGTGGCTTGTATTGCATCAAGCATCACCTCAACTTCCTCTTTGTTATCCAGGCAGAATACTAAAAATCCTAATCTCTCCAATTGACTTTTTCTCTTTTCCTGGAGCAGACGCATCTTTTTCCCTGGTGCCTTCAACTCAATAAAACCTATCTTTCCATCCGGAAGAAGCACCAATCTATCTGGAACACCTGAAAGGCCCGGACTTACAAACTTCAGAGCCACACCATTCCTTTTCTTTGCAGCCTTTACAAGAGCTGCCTCAACTTCTTTTTCTCTCATAAAACCTCCATTGCTTACTTGCTATTGCTTTACCCCTAAAAACTTTCTATCCCCTATACGTGTTATATACACGTTCTTGCTTTCTCTTATTTATATACATACATAACTTTTATAAATAATAAGCAATACGGAAATAGGAAGCCTAGGAGCCTTGTATCTTCTATGCTAACGCCATTTCTATTTCCATAGCCATTTCCGACGGTTGCGCCATAATAAAGCACATAGGAAATAGCCTTGTTTGGCATCTTACGAAACCACTGCTTCCGCTACCGCGTCCTCATCTCTTACATAAGCGATCTGTGAGCCATAGCTTTGGAATGATAATTTGCCGGACTTATTCCCGTCGTAACGCTTCCAACCATCAATCTTTGCCATAATCGCATTAAGCTCATAGCTATCCTGCTTCTTAATGGATGCCGGATCCTTAGAGAAACACTCAGCCCAAATCTCCAAATTGCAGACCTTCTCACGTGCTACAACACCTGGTTTACCCTGGCTGGTAAACTCGTCCCCTGACAAGTACATGCGGCGCTCGGACAGAGTCATCTTTTGCCAGTCCTCCGGAAGCAGCGTATTAAGGTATGCTCGCACCAGTCCTTCTCTATCATCATTTTCCAGAGCTTCCTGCTGCTGTTCATAAGCAGATACTGCGTCTGCTCCTTTTAAGATCAGCTCCTCACCGGCATTGTATAAAGAAAGTGCCTCCGCCCAAACCTGGTCCAAGGTAGCCTTATCCAAATCCCAAGGATGCTTCTCGCACTGGCCTGCTACCTGTACCGGCCAGAAACGACGGTTACCTGTCACATCACGAAGGAAATGCTGACTATTGGAAGTTCCACAGATAATACACTGGCGAGGGTGGTTTTCAACCACAGTTCCATAAGCGACACGAAACTTATCATCCTGGCGAGAAGCAAAGCTCTTGACGGTCTCCACTTCTACCTTCTTGATACCGTTCATCTCACCAATCTCCATAATCCAAAATCCCTGGAGCTTCTCTGCGCCGGTCTTATCCCTCATATCTGAAATGGTAAGAGAATCGGAAAACCAGATAGAACCCAGCTTTGCAAAAATCATACTCTTACCAATACCCTGCGGGCCGGAAAGGACTAAAACGGTATCAAACTTCACGCCTGGCTCGAACACCCTAGCCACCGCTGCAGTGAGTGTCTTTCTTGTGACCGCACGCACGTAGGAATTATCCTCTGCTCCCAGATAGTCAATAAGCAAAGTCTCCAGGCGCTTGGTTCCGTCCCACTCTGGCAGTGCTTCCAGGTATTCTTTGATTGGATGGAAAGCTCTCTCGGCAGATGCTTTTAAGAGCGCATTCTTCAATTTGGTAGGACTGAAGATGTGATACACGCCATCCAGGTAAATGGAAAGTGACGCCAAATCAGAATCAGACCAACCTGATTTAATCTGCTCCCAAGGAAGCATCTCATCATTTCTTACAGAAATTGCACAGGAAAGTTCGTTATAACAAATCTCCTGCAATCTCTTGTCATGACGCAGAATAGTAAAAAAATTAAGAAGGGACTCTTTAATATCACCATTCTTATCAAGCTCCAGCAGTGTCTGCCAGTTATCGTCCTGTAACTTATCATCAAAATCATCGCCTGCCTGAATCTCACGCTCCTTTGCAAGCTGCAGTTTTACCTTCTCATCCTTAATTGCAAAATCTACCATTGCTTTATACGATGGCAGCTTCGTTGGCGGCGTATCCACTTTGGCCTTATCATCCAAAGAACCAAACTTGTGAACCCTCACCACATCAAAGGCATTCATCAGATGCCCACACGCAGGATCCGTTGCATGATGGGAGTAGGCAAACTTATCATCATAAATAACTACACCGGCGCTACTGTCCGCAGGAATATAATCATATCTTCCGGCCATAGCGGATGGCTTATAAATGTCCGAAATAAAAGTATCAATTGCTTCCTCAATGGTATAGGCTCTACAAAACGCACCGACCATTCCTTCCTTTTCCAGCGGATCCGCTTGCTTTGCGATTGTCCTCTTTACAATTTCGGACTGGCGGGAGCTCATAGGCCACTCACTGGTATCTCTCCAGTCCTTATAGCGTGCGAGGATAGTATCCGGATTTAACATTGGTCCGTCCTGGGCCTCAAACAAAAACTCTCCATCGCTGCTGGTGGAAGGCCAATACATAAGTCTGGCTGCTTCATGGCAGGTATCGTCCACCTGCTCCATACCAATATCCTTTGCAACCATTCTGGATACCGGCGCATATTCCTCTGCAGATACTTCCCTGGAAAGCGGGATAATCAATCTGACACGAGGAGCCTCTGGTGTATGCTTATGGGTGGAATACATGAGGCACTTAAAATCAAAAAGCATAGTGATTGCATCCCATACACCCGGCGCTGCATGATCCAGGTCTAAGGTCAGAAGTGATCTGCCTTCCACAAACCCATTCTTACGCTTACCACCTTTCAGTGCGCCACCCACAAAACCACCGACGTCCTTGGTATTATCCTGTGCCGGCTTACTCATCTTTCGATATTCTGAAATGGTCTCAGTGGTACGAATGGTCTGGGAACACTTCTGCTTAAAGTCCTCCCAGGACATTTCCTTGTTCTTCCACTTCTTATCCATTCTGCTATTTCCTACTGCTATTCTCATAACCTGCTGCCTCCTTCGCTAATTCTCGTTTGATACGATAGATGCCAATATTGGCACCTTCGACATTTCCTGACAAAATCTGTCCTTTAATGGACTGATAAGTATTTTTAGGAATCTTCCCCTTAAGGCTCCTAAGCTCTCTAAAAGTTCTATTTACATTTACGGCCATACCGCTTCCTCCTTAATCTTTCTGATAAAATTCACATTCATATCCCGCTGAGTTTAAGATCAGTCCTGGTGTCCAATCGGGTGTTTTCGACATAATCCGACACGCATCGTCAAGAACTGCATCTCTCGGAGCTTCAATGACAGCCTCATCATGCACATGCATAACAATGTCATAACCTGCTGCTTCCAAGCGCTCCATTGCTTCTGCCAAAATATCTCTACTCATCGCCTGAATAATGTTTTCCACAAACTTTGGTCCGTAGGAATTGATCTTTCCCCATTTCTTTGTGGCATCTACACCCATATAGGCAATCTCGTCTCTGTCATAATCATTGCGATATACGCTTGGCTTTGCATAGGCGAGCCTTCTTCCACTTGGCAGGCCAATAAACAACATGCCGGACTGATATTCAAAGGTCAGACACTTATAGGTCTGTGGTTGCTTATCCTTTACTGCTTTGATGACACATCTATGCACATCCCACCACAGCTTTACGATGGCCGGATTACTCTGTCTCCAGGAATCCACAATCGGCTGCAATTCTTCCTCAGCAAGCCCCATATCAATAGCACCCATGCTGATCATCGCTCCAACGCCACCGCCATATCCAAGTGCCAGTTCTGCGATCTTACCTTTCTGACGCAGCTCTCCATTGACACCATGCTTTTCAACCGGAACACCAAACATCTGACTGGCAGATGCGCAATAGATATCACCGTTGTTCCTAAAAACTTCTTGACGCCAGCACTCCCCAGCAAGCCATGCAATTACCCTGGCCTCAATTGCACTAAAGTCAGCTACCATAAACTTACAGCCTTCTCTCGGCACAAATGCAGTACGAATAAGCTGGGAAAGGGTATCTGGAATAGAATCGTACAAAAGCTCTACTGCTTCAAAGCAACCACTCTTTATCAGATTTCTTGCTACCGCCAAATCAGGAATATGGTTCTGTGGGAGGTTTTGCACCTGCACAAGTCTGCCTGCCCAGCGGCCCGTTCTGTTAGCTCCATAAAACTGCAACAGTCCATGTGCCCTTCCATCGCTGCAGCGGCAGGTCTCCATTGCCACATATTTTTTCACGCTGGACTTGGAAAGAAGCTGCCTAAGCTCTAACACTTCCTTTACCGGTCCGGTTGCTGTTTCCATAACTGAAGCCACCTCTGCTTTTGTAAGTGTCTCCATTTCGACACCATTTGACAAAATCCACTCTTTTAACTGAATGGGTGAGTTTGGATTTTCTAGTCCCGTAAGCTCCTGGGCTCTTTTTAAATATCGCTCCCTGGACTCCTCATCACATTTAATGGCCTGCGTTACCAGGGCCATATCAAGCTCAATGCCTAAATCGTTGATGCGCTGATCCTGTGCATATTGTTTCCAAAGGAAATCTGGAACCGGGAACCTTGCCACCTTCTCCATAATATCCATTTCTGTTTCAACGTCTCTGGCATTGTAAGTAATAAATTGCTGCCACTTTTCTCTGTCATGCTCTGGAAGATTTCTGGTCCTTCCACCATTTGTCTTGGTTGGCTTACATGGTGCAGAGAAGAATTTAATCAAATCCTTACCGGTTTCTAACTTCTTTTTCTCAACGCCAAGGACCGCGCCAACTTGCGCCAGAGAGCCCGGAAGCCCTAAGTACAAGGAAGCCACCATCGTACAGCGCCATGCGTCCGGAGCCAGGTGTACACCTAGGTACTTTTCTAAGCAAACACGCTCAAACTGTGCATTGAAGGCAAATTTGAGAACCGTATCATCAAGCAGCGCTTCCTTTATTTTCTGTGGTAGTTCCTTCCCTTCTGCTAGGGAGATTACCTTCACCGGACCACCATCTGCGGAATAACCAAAAAGCAGCACTTCAAAGCCAGGAGCATCTACATACTTGTAAACTCCTGACTTAGATAAGTCTGCTTCACTATAAGTTTCAATATCAATATTCATTCTTTTCATGCTAATCACCTTTCTTACTTTCTAAGCGGTTGATTGGATCACCAGGAGGTGTTACCCTCCCGGCTTCCATCTGACACTCTTTAATTGTTATTAACCAAGGAAATCGTCCTCACCATCGCCAAAGTCATCGTTAGCAGAAACTCTGCCACCACCAAGGCTCTCACCATCTCTGGTCTTCTGGATATTTCCAAGTCCACATGCGATACCCTTATTGCCATTTGTGTTGAAGGCATAAAAGTTGATGCTGACTCTTGCATAGCAACCAGAATACACTTCTGTCTCATCTGTGATAGGCTGACGGTTAAGATCTACGATCTGAGGAGCTGTCTTTGAATTGCAGTTGATGAAGTATGCGTCCTCGTATGCCTCGTCATCCTTTTCGATACCATCACGAAGTGGGAGCTTAAGTGCTGCCTTGTTCGGCTTCTTACCACCAAACTTTGAAACACCGTCTGTGATTGCCTGGTCGATTGCCTTATTGATTAATGTGATTGTCTCTGTGTCGGACTTCGGAATAATAAGGGACACACTGTATTTCTCATCACCACCATTGATTGACTTTGGCGTGAACACATTTGCATAAGAAAGTCTTACCTCGTTAGTTACTACTCTGTTACCATTCATAATCTTTGCCATAATACTAATCCTCCTGAAATTCATCATTTACTGTGTTAACTGTTACTTCCGGTCTTTTATCGCTCACCGGAACGAGCGTTAATTTTCCTGCTGGCTTTGTAACATATGAGCCCAGCACCTCTTTGAAGGTATCCTTACCCATGAGCTTTTCAAAAGCGGTCAAGGTAATAAGGGACTTATTATAGATGTCCGTATAACCGGCACCCTTAGCAGCCTCCTCTACCTTTTTCTCATCAATGAATCGTCTGGTTGACCTACCTTCTACGAGCTTGTATCCATTCCAGTGCTTACCATTCTCAATGGCCTCTGCCTGGGCATATGCCATAACATCACTGGCCCACTTAGAAAGCTCGTCCGCCTTCTCCATTACCTCAGCAACTTCCTCATCCGATAAAAGTGCTGGCGGCTGGAACTCCATTTTTGCAAGTTCCAAAAAGCTCTCTGCTCTGGCCCTGCAAGTATTTCTTGCTTTACAAAATCTGCACCAGGATCCGGAAATAAACTCTCCTTCTCCCTTAGCAGCAAGCTCGGCCTTTGGCTTTAATACTTCCTCAGCCCATTTATAGAGCTCCTCGGCACTAATCGTCCAAGTGGAAATGCTGGAGAGTCTTGGTTGGAAGATGGTCATTGTGACCTGCTCGATATCGTACAAACAATCAAAGAGATTCAAAGCTCCCAGGGCATATAACATCATCTGCGGATTGTGATCTGCATAGACTGCCACGCCCCTTCCATACTTGAAATCCACTACATTCAGTTCCCTATCCGCGACTAAAAGGAAGTCACCGGTACCAAAACCGTCCGGAACATAACATGAGAAATCAAGATGCTGCTCGATGAGTGTCACTGGATCCTTGCAGGTAAGTTTGGCCAGTCCTACCAGGTCCATAATGAAATCTCTGTAATCATCAGTAAACTCCTCCATCTCATCGGTCCAATAATCAGAAGTTGGTCTCCTGCCTGCTCTCATCTTCAGTGCCTTTCGCACCTTCCATTCACAAAGAGCATGTGCTGCGGTTCCCTCTGCAGCAAAGGTTGTTGCCTCGTCCTCCATACCGGCAGTGAGCTGGGCAGATGGCGTACAATTCATCCATCTGTCCGCTGCCGATGCACCGAGGACACTGTGTACCTCTGGTGGCATTAGGCACTCACCTCCAATCCAAGTGATGCAAGAAGTGCCTGATCTACCCTGGCCATATCAGCGTCGGTCAGATGGTCTGTTACTGAAATCACATCACCTTTATCAATAGTGGCAAGCTGCTCTGCCTGAAGAACGGATACCTTACGAAGTCCGGAATAATGCTGTAACACAATATGTGTTGGAAGCTCCAACTTCTTAAGCTGTGAAGTAAGGTACGCTACGATCAGATTTCCTGAATGGTCATTCCCTGCCTGGTTCTGAATCACCACAGCAGGGTGATTACCACAGACTACATGCCCATGTGGCTTTTTGATTGGATTGTCGACGAATACGATATCACCTCTCTTAAAATCACCCATGCCGCACCTCCTATTTAATATCCTGCGCTGCTGCCATCAGATCTTTATAATCTTCCGGCTTGACTGCAGACAACTTATTTGCATCGAAGCTCTCAAGAAGTGCTTTCACCTGCGCTGTAAATCCAGCCTGGCTCTTTTCTGCAAGCACTGCTCTCACCTGCTCGATAGTGATAACTTCCTCCGGCTCCTTGGCAGGTTTCTCAGCCTTGGCCTTAGCTACCTTTGGTGCTTCCTTCTTTGGTTCCTCTGCCGGTTTATTAGCATCTACTGCCATAGCCTGCGCTACAGGAACTCCGATTGTTTTATCTGCTACTGCCATAAGCACCACTGCTAAATCCTGGTATGCTTTGGCTACATTGTTAATTGCTTCAATTGGTGTCATACGCTACCTCCTTAATGTCCTCTATAGAAATGAGAGAGGAGCTTTGATCTCCAATCATTTCCTTGGGTGTTTACAGTTACTGGCTTATCTTCTGGCTTGCTCACGACTGGCTCACTCTTTTCCGGGGCCTTCGCGCAACTCTTTTCACACTGTCCTGCGTATGGACAGATATGTCTGCTGCCGCCAGGATTTACCGTATCTTCAATAATCTGCTTATATCCGATGCCGATACGATTGTTGATGATCAGGGCATCGTACTTGATTTCTTCCATATCAGAGTTGAAGAACTTGATAGGAATCTTATGCTTACGAGCTTCCTGGATTTCTTCGATCATGCCCTCGGACACCTCATCCGCATAAACACGCATCTCTTTACATTCAGCAAGCAGTGCCTTGCCCCAGCGCATTCCCTTATAGCGGTCATACTTCTCATCCAGAAACTGTGTGAAGTATAAATGTGGTGCAATCGGAATACCTTCGTAAGCAGCATCTCTGCAATATCGTTTTACATTCTCAAGGTTCTTTTTCTCGTCTCCTCTATATGGAGAACAAATAAAAATCTTATCCATAAAAATCTTCTTTCCTTTCCAGAGCCAGTGTGCTATACTGACTTTAATCAGATTTGGAATGTTCATCATCCATTAGCTTTCCAGGGCACCGGTTGATTGCATTCCTTATTCTTTACCGTTGTGATACCATTTTGTTTAAGTTTTAATATTCCGTCTTAAACATTTGGTAAGTTCGTGATCAAAAAAAATTGCATCGAATTCTGGAAATGATAAGTTAAGTGCCTTGACGATTTCAACCATCTCCTCAGCTTTGAACTTATTCACTTCACTACATTCTTTTTGACACATGGCCTTCTCGGTAATACCGAGTACAGTAGCCAGGTCTTTTTGTTTGACATTGCGCTCGACGCGCTTGGCTTTAAGTAATCGAACATTCATCATCTCACCTCCCGTTCGTTTAAGTTATGAGCCTATTCTATATAACAAACGGTAAGTTGTCAACACTGATTTTACCATTCGTTTTACCTCAAAATCTCATAAGTCTAGTAAAATCAAGGTTTTCAGCCACAAAAAACTTTCCATAAATTTATTTTCTATTGACATTTTCGGTAAGCTGCGTTATACTTTTGGTAAATTCAGTGATTCATATAAAAATGAATTTAAAAATAATATACTACGAAAAAAGCAAAGAAATACTGAATTTGCTGGAATTCTGTAGTGCGAGACGACATGGACAGTCATGCGAGCAACAAACCAGTGTTTATAAAAATGGTAAGTTAGGGCACAATATTGTATAAGAAGAATGCCGCGATGAGTGCGGAGTGAATAATAATAATTTTTTAAGCCCACAAAAAAATGATGGAAAAAACAAACACTGCACAATGCCCAGACGCAGCGCCTTAAAGCAACGCAGAGCATATGCAAATCTTAATTAGAAATGAGGAAAACCAAATGGCACAAAACTTAGGAGGTCGAATCGCTGAATTATTGACACAATATAACATGACTCAAAGAGAGCTCGCAGATAAGGCTGGCATCACTGAAGTGTCTATGTCTCGTTATATCAAAGGCGATCGTGTTCCAAAAGGAACTACTCTGGCTAATATTGCCACTGCCCTTCACACAACCACTGATTTCCTATTAAACGGGGAAGGTTCCGGCACTGGTGACTTTGAATCCGAATACTATCAGATTCACAGACTGATTGCTAGAAACGCATCTCAAATGTCTCCAAAACAGAGACGTGAACTTATCAATGCTTTACTTGAGTCCGACGAGATCTAGGAAAGGATTGAACAAAAGTATTGATTATCTTGCGACAGCACAGAGGCGTTCGCCTAGCCAACGAGCGCTATGAGGAAATTAAGGCTGACATTATCGATATGTTTGAAGAATGTGATGTACATACATTCCCACTCAACGCATTCGATATTGCCGAGACATTACATTACAATGTGGTACCATATTCTTCTCTTCCAGTGGAAAAAAGAATCGAGTGTCACTGTATTAGCAAGGACGGGTGTTCCGAGCTAGATTACAACCAAGAAACTGGTATGTACACCTACAATATTTATTACAATGATTCCAGCGATATTGACGACAGTCGCGTGCATTTTACAATCATGCACGAAATCGGACATATAAGGCTTGGTCACCTGGATGAGGACATTGATAAGCCTGACAATTACAAGGAATCAGAAGCCAACTTTTATGCGGCATACAGCCTTGCGCCACCGCCGATGATTGACTACTATGCATGCGCAAACCAGGATGACTTATGCCGCACTTTCCATGTCTCATGGGAGATGTCCGGCTACTGCCTTGAGCGCTACGTCAAGTGGTTAAGCTGCAGCCCTTACTACACTGAATATGAAACACAATTGATGTCACTGTTTGGTGCAGCATAAAAATGAATATGATGTTATAATTTTCATAGAAAACTTATGAGAAAGGAGGAGATACGATATGCAAATCATTAAGCGCAACTGTGAATCAGATACAACTAAAACAATCGAGTTATTTGCCGGTACTGGTGGAATAGCAAAAATGATAAGTGAAATCGTAGACGACATCTATGAGAAGTTCCTGCGTGCACTTCTTAATGCATTTGAAACAGTTCTTGGCATTGATCCGAGAGACTATGTTGTTACCGCTGCAATTCACTATGATCTTAATTTAGGCGATACGCAGGATTTAAAGCATATCGTGATTGCGTTCCTGGAGCACTCAGGATTAACGCGAAAAGTCTACCTGGTAACCCGCTTCCATAGAGGCAACACCGATGATGCAAATCTTATATTAGCTATGTAACTGTAAACTTAAGATTTTGCAACGGAGGTATAACCATGCTTAAATACAATGACTCTATGGATCACTACGACGAGGACATGCAGTCCTTCACCCAGTCAGGCCGATACCAGGCTATGCACACCCGAAACAATGAGGAAATCGAACTCTTTCGAGAGCAGTTGCCGGGCCATTTGAAGGCATACTTCACCAGTCTCCTCAATCATTTATCAGATGAATATGCCTGTCTTGCCGAGGCATCATACGATGCTGGTATTGAACGCGGCTATTCCAGAGAAGAAGCCTATGAAAAATAGAATACAGAAAAAACAGAAAGCTAGTGAAAACCAAAATGGAATTCACTAGCTTATTTTCTAATGCCAATAATCATACGGTGAACGATACCCTCGCTGCTGTGCTACCACCGGCTTTAGCTTAGTCTTTGGTATGCTCTCCTCTGCAGCTTCTTTTGTGGCAAACAATCGATTCTTGTTTACCCGGATCCCACCGCCATTTTCAAATCTAATAATAAACAAATTTCCAGCCGGGCGCATCACTGTGCATTTCCTGACTATTCTATTACTTTCTACAATATAGGCTTTATCGCCTGCTTTATATCCTGCTGCCATAAATGCCTCCTACCAAAGAAAAGGCCAGCTCAAAGGGAAATCAAAGCTGGTCATCCTTACAACCTATTTTGCTGTTACCTTCTCTCGTAAAGCAATACCTTCCACAACGCCATGCACGTATGCCTCAGACGCTAATGCGCTATGTACTTCCGTAGCTGCGTCCAAGTATGCTCCAAGCTGCTGCTTCTGTATATCACTTAACCCTGCCTGCAAATATGATAACAGCCTACTCTCCTGCTGCTTCAATCTGGTGTATTCTTCAGACTGAATATACACACGAAGTGACTCATCAAAGTTATCCTTGATGGATTCCTCCAGTTCCATGTCAATCACACCTCCAATACCGGGATTAATATTGATCGGCCTGTTTAACAAAATATAAAAAACCTAGGTAGCGAACCTAGAGTTATTATATCGAACATTTGTTCCATTGTCAATTTTAAAATATAATTACAGTGCTAAAATAGTGAAGCAAAATTTGTTAGATATTCGCTATGCGATGAATATAAAAATTTGGCTCCCAGCGCGGTCCTAAGCTTCATATTCCAGGCAGTTGCATCAACCTTATTAATATGCCCAGGATGCAACTCTTCCATCGCTTCCTTTGAAAAATAGACTGCGTATTTAGGGCTAACTGGCATATAAAACTCTGTCAACATAGCATTGAAATATACCGGCATATTCGAAAAGAAAAATTCCTTTTCACTCAGAAGGATGTAACACTGCTGTTCCTTTATTCGCTCCCGGATCAAATTTGTCACTCTGCTTTTTGGATGTACTGCAAACGCATTAAGAACATAATCCAATGCTAATTTAGAATCCTCATCTGTGTAATGCATCTTTGCCCCAGCATTAAGCATCAAATCCCCCAGCGTAGCATCTCCGGTTCGTTCAAATTTCATATCCCTGGTAGTTTGCTTTGTCATCGGTAACATCAATGGGTGTCTTGTAAGCATGACCGCAACCATATTGCATAGCATGTTATGCTCTTTTCTTTTTATTGCACCGACTTCATCCAGTTTTAATCCCGCCTTTTCTATCCTTGGCAGAATGATTCCAAGGTTGCTTTCATGCTCTCCAAATGCATCTTCTGTTGTTCTATACAACTCATCGTCGTAATCCTGGACCTCATACAAATTATCAATACAGTTAATGTGCTGTATCTCAAATGGTTGAATTTGTTTAAATCCATTCATCCCATAAACAATTGGCTTCGATGAGATGTAATCTACTTGCAGCATGCTCTGTTTCACGGACCACTGCTTCATATATACTTGCGGAACATAATGTTCACTGGTGTGACGTTCCTTATGTTTTATTAACTTATTACTCATGATGCCACACCTCCTTGTATTATTATCCCTCTACAATAGACTTATCACTTAACACATTTTCTATTGTATCTAATGCATTTAATAACTGGATACACTCCCATCGTTCGATTTCTCTGCTGCTTCTTCCATGTAACAACCAATTCCTATTTATGTATGGAGGTTCTATTTTATTCCCAAATTTATATTCTCCGTCTACAAATAAACGATTCAAGAAAGCTATCAAAGAAGGATATACATCCAAAAAATAATACCTTTTTGTAAAGAAAGAAAATGCCTGTTCAAACTGTTCTTTCTTTACATCAACAAACCCTTTATTAGAATACTTGTCCTTATACTTTGTATTTGGTGGAAATTGAACTAGCCTGTCCACCCTTGCTTCGAGCAGTGCAACTAAATACATTGCTGAAGTCATGTAATCTCCATTTTGAAAGGCTTCATAACCTCTCGAAAAATACTTTTTATTATTTGGATCCGTATATTTCTTTACCAAATCTTTCTGTATATTACTAATAACGATCCCGTTCTCTTCTTCAAAAAAATCAACTATTTTTTCTGATTCTCCGGTAACAATATGATCATACCAATTCTTAATATCTCTCGGATTCGAATGTCCAGAAACTACCCAGCCATGTTCGCCAAGTGTTCGGCAAATCTCAAATTCTTCTCCATATTTTTTTTCAAACTCGTCCTCAGATAGTTTTTCACTTTCTTTTGTTTCCTGGATAAATTCCCTTACTTCTTCAGACAATTGAAACGCAGGCAAAGTCTCCAGTAACTGCTTAGAATACTTTGTGAAATCTGGTATTTTGCTTTTAATCCCCGTAATAGCATGAATAGTATCCTGGTTAATATTTGTTTGTAGTATCGAGCCTAGTTGTAAATTTGCTTTGCGAATAGCTTCAAACTGTGGAGATATTGAATTTGTTATCCTATTAATGTTTTCTATCATTTTTTTGTATTCATCTGAAAAGAACCAATTATTATTCTCCAATCATGTCACCTCTTACTGTCTTTATAAAATCATCTTTATGCCTTCCAACCGATATATCATCCAAATAGAATCTGCCTGAACATATAAGCCACATTATTTTATCTATTTTGTATGGTGTCACTTCCGGATCCACTTCCTTACAAACATCAGCCATCTCTACAATTGCCTCAAATACAGAGATCGAATCATCTTTTGATAATCCTATCTGACTGAAAACTTCCATAAGATGCACATCTGGTTTTGGATAATTTAAGAATCCCAATTCCTTCAAGCAATCACATGCTAGTGCAAAACCAATACCAGATATCTTCGTGGAGATTAAAAGTGGCAATGCCATCCTGGTTAGCTTATTATAATCAAACTGAGTAACAAACCTTCTAAAATCATCGGCGTCTGTAAAATTGCTCATAAAATCAGCAGCTTCTATGCATGATCTGCTCCACTTCCACCAGCTATTTCGCTTACTATCTTTACTGGTTACTTCAAACTCTTCTCTAAAGGCGTGATATAGCACATCCACGTCCATTTGCTTGATTTGGTTAACATCAAAATCACACAAAAGGTCCTTTATTTGTGACCTCCGCGAATCATACTTTATACTATTCGGCATAGCTTGATAGTTCTGTGCAGAATAAATAAACTGTTCATAAATATTCTGGACAGAGGCAAAATCGCGTCTATCGCCAATAAAGTATTTTTGAAGCTCTGATTCAGACAGTTCTTCCGGCAGCATATTGAGCAAATAGTGATATGCGTACCGGTATGTATTTATCATTGATTTTTTCAT